TCAGACTGCTCTCACCAGTGCATTATACAACATCTCAATGAACTGCACCGCGCTGGGCGCACCGGTCAGCGGATAGCCTGCCAGCTGCTGCACATACTCCGGGTTTGTGAGCCATGCACCTTTAGCTGCCCGGCGGACAGCGCTTTGAATCGCTTTTGGCTCACATCTTCTGCGGTCGGCGATAGGGGTATAGATATCTTTCTCCACGGCCTGCAGGCGGTCTTCCTGCTCACAGACCAGCTCAAGACACTGGCACAGGATACTGTAGGCGCTCAGATTGCGTGTGATGCCCATCGGGCGCAGCAAATCATTGACCTGAGTGGACAATTCGGAAACGATCATAGTTGACACATCCTTTCTATGCGTCAACTCTAACCGAAAAATACTTAAAATTTACCAATTACGTCGATATACGTCGTAAAGCGTCGAAACACGCCAAACAAAAACAGCCCCGAGGAACCGTCAGGCTCCCCGGGGCTGCTGCTATGTATGGCTATTTTGGGCAGGGCGGCTTACTTTCCCTGTGCCTTCAGCTTGTTGTAGGTCTGGTCTGCCTGAAGGGCTGCGGTGGTGAAGCTGTTGTTCTTCCACCACGCGACCAGCGCGGCCACGGTGGTGATGCCGGCGGTGACCAGCTGCTCCACGGTCTGGCTCTCGATGGGCAGCACGGGTTTGCCCAGTGCAGACAGCACCTGATTGGTCAGGGCCAGCAGCAGGCAGGCGGTGCGGGCAATGGTGCCTGCGGAGATGGTGGGTGCGTTGTAGGTGTGTGCGGTCATAGTCAGGTCCTTTCTCCCGGCAGCGCCGGGCTTGCACTTAATCGCGGATGGGCAGCGCCTTGGCCCGGTTATAAAGCTCGGTGCCGGTGCCATTGCCGCCCAGCGCGTGGTAACTTTGGTATAAGTATTCGAGGTTCTTCAGGCCGCTGGCATTGATCCAGCCCTGCTGGCTGTAGTAGGTGCACGCCTGATACAGCCGGTCATGCATGATGGCCAGCAGGCCGTCCTTGATGGTTTTGTACTCGGTTACTTTCTTTACGAGGTAGCCCCAGCCAAGACCCAGCAGCCAGATGGCCCCCTCCATCCAGTGCGCGGAGATGTACGAGAAAATCTGCTGCATTGGTATCAATACACCTTCGTCCCATGTGGTGATCTCGTCCCCATAGGCGTACTCGAAGGCCGCGCCCTGAATGCGGGCAATGTGCTTTTTGTTGTCGGCACCCAGCACGTACACCTTGCGGCCGAACAGCTGCACGATGTTGCCGGACGCCGAGGTGCGCACCACGCCCACAAGCTCCGGACCCCAGAGGGCCCGCATGGGCTCCAGCACGTTGCGCTCCAGCGTGCCGAGGGTGTTGCCCAGCATGACGCAAAGGCCCTCGTCCCGGGCCGCGCAGATGCGCTTGGGGATGGTAACAGCGCAGTCCAGATAGGTCTTGCCGGAGCGGGTGGCCCCAGTCTTGACGTTCCAGCGGTGGGAGCAATTGCGAAGGAACTCCTGCTGAAACTCAGTCAATGGCACTGTCCACACCTCCCAGCAGCTTGCGGGCAGCTTCCAGTGCATCCGCTGCCGGGTCCTCCTGCACGGTCTCCTCGCCCAGCATCTTCAGCAGCACCCCGGCGGCACGGGCATCACCGCGCTTGGCGGCTTCAGTAATGCCCATGACCACCGACATCTCTGATTGTCGATATCCTCATTGTCCACCTCATCCCGCAGCAGGGCATTCACCCGGCGGAGGTCGGTCTCCGGCAGGCTGAGATAGTAGTCGGCGGCTTCTTTCATGCTGCGCTTGCGGCGGCGGGCCGCACCGGAAGCAATGCCGCCCTTCTGGGCGATCTGTCTCTGTTCGCTCTCCGTTCGTTCGTTGAACGGGATGAGGTTTTCTTCGTTGGCCACGTCACCACCTCTCTTGCCGTAAAATCAAAAAGCCGCCCGGAAAACCGAACGGCAAAGATATCAAAAAAAAATAAGCAGCACCCATGCATTCAGTTTGACGGACAGGCGTAAAACGGGCGGGTGCCGCTGCATCTGGAACTTTCGCGGCCAGATGCCCCGCTATGCTTTGCACAGCCGTCCCCCGACTGTACATTGCATGGCGCTCTGGGCAGGCCTTGAACCTGCAACCTACGGTTTTGGAGACCATCGCTCTGCCAATTGAGCTACCAGAGTAAAAAGCCGCCCTTGGAATCGAACCAGCCGTGTCTACACACACGCGCCGCGCTCCAAACTGCGCTCAGGCGGCCATATAAAAACAGCTCCGGTTCGCCGCCGGGGCTGTTGGTTGGCGCACATCCTGTCAGGAAAGCTACACCTTGGCAAGGATTCTAAGGCCTTTTCTTGGCACGGGAGGTTACACGTGCGGCCTTTCGGGTTGTCTGGTCCATGCGCCATACGGTGCGATACGGCGGAATCGAACCGCCTCCTGTCTCTCATGAGCGGCAGGCTGCCTTTGTTTCAGTGTATCGCATAGAAGCAGTCCGCGAAACGGAAGAGAGAAAAATGCATGCAAAGCCAAAAGGAGGAAATTATCATGGAGGTTCGTTTCGGAGACTGCGTAGAAGCGGCGCTCCGCTGTGCGCGGTTCCGCTTGTACTGATTTTACCTTACTTCACCCCGTTTCGGGAGTGCCGGGGCATCACAAAATAAACGGTGCCTTTCTATGCAATTTGTACAATTCATACAGTGCTGAAGTCTGGCCAGATCTCTGCAAGAGCTTTGCAACCCCGGTTAATACGCTTCCTGACAATATCAACACCGGAAACCCCGGTTTCATCGGCAATCTGATCCTGCGTTTTTCCATTAACGTAAAAATCTACGATCGCATTTGCGCACTCTGTAGCAACGACAAGGCAATATGCCCGCTTTGTTGCCTCGTTCTGCAACGCTGTCAGCCGCTTCACCATCTCTCGATACCGCGTCTGCTCCTCAATGATATCCACAGCAGCATTACCGATTTTGTCTCCGTTTCCTGACGCAGTAGGCATACCGGAAAGGTTCTGCGTAATCTTGGTAGCGCTGCCATAGATCCTGTGAATACGTTCAAGTTGCCTATCCACGTCTATCTTGTAGTCCCTGCACTGTTGAAACCATGCCTTGACATCGCGGTAGTCTACACCGTCTCGCTTTTCATTTTCAGGTGCACATGTGAAGATCATCTTTTTTCTCCTTTACTCCCTCCAAAAATAGCAACACTCCGGGCGCTGCGAACGGGACGCGGTACTCTGCCAAATCCGCAGGGGTGATGTACTTTCGGCCAAACAAGCTCTTCATGTCGCGCCAAACGGCCCACGGGACGCGGTAGAAAGCCCTGCCGCTAAATGAGCATAGTACAAAGGCGACACCTCCGAGGGCTTCTGTGCGGCTCAGACGGAGCGCTTGTGCGGCCAACACACGATCAAAGGTCAGCCGGTCACTGTCAGTGTGCTTTGCTTCAAAATTGATGGCTCTTCCGCCTTTGAGAACGCCCTTGTAGTCCGGCTGGGCCTGTTTCGTGTAGCAGGCAAGGAACCGGCCAGCACGGTCTGGGCTTCCGATCGGACGCATAGGTTCCGGGGTCTTTTCGATGTCTGCAAGGCCGATGGATCTGTAATAGGCGCAGGCATTGTCAATGATGCTTTCAAAGCCAGCGCCCTCTGCGCGGCTTCGGGCACCGGTATAGCTGCGGCGAATACTGGCAGCCGTTCTTCGGTTATTCATTGCTCAATTCCTCCACATAGCACCAGCTTTGGGGCGGACGACGGAGTCTAAGGCCATCCAGTCCATAGCAAAATGCGCAGTGTACATCTTTCTTCTTGCCAATTGCGCATTTCTTGCACCACAGTTCGTTTTCCTCGACAGCACGGTGAAAGCACATGATGTCTTTCGGCTGATTATAAATTTTCAGGTCAGAGATGTGCCAGCCGTAGCCATTACGACCTTGCAGATATTTTTTAGCGGCTGCTTCGGTCAGACAGGCAGCTTGAAGCAGTTCGCCAGCTGGTTTATACCACCCGTCCAATGTCAAAATGTTTATGTCCATCATCGTTCCGACGTGGACGAGCTTGTCGATTTTATCGCATGTAAACTCGCCAATGATATTGCCATCCAACCGCCGCCATCCTTTGCCCGGGACAATTAGGAGCCAGCCTATTTTGGATTTGCTTTTCGTGCAATAGACATAGCACTTAAATGGAGTCTCCAGCTTCGGGCTGGTCCTGCGCACCTCAAGGGTCTTTTGCCTCCGAATGATGAGGTCGCACCATTCAGGCCGGATACTCAAAAGGACTGCTTTCATGCTCGTACCTCTCCCTTCAGTAATACTCGATCTCCACCAGAGATGTGGATACCAGCTCAAATCGTCCATCTTCCAGAGGGATTTGCAGGAGCTGGTACTCTCGCTCTGAAGAAAGTTTCGGGTCTGGCACCAGCTCACCAAAGTTGTCCACGGTAATGGTGTACTTCGGCTTACGCCTACCGGCATAGCCAACTTTTTCAATTGCCGGGGAGTAGACCGTGACATGGTAGCAAGGGTGGTCAGCAGTTTCAGCTTCAGTTTTAGTTTCAGCATCAGCAGATGTCGAACTACAGGATGTAAACCACAGCGTCACAATTAGCAATGCTGCTGACACGATAAAGCAGACCATTCTCTTTTCGGTTTTCATGCTTCACTTCTCCTCCTCAAAAGTCCCAGTCGGAAGGAACACCGAGACGGCATTCTCCATCGCCATCGTTACTGGTCGGCTTATCGAACGGGCACCCCGGGCAGCCATTTCCAGCCGCCAAATGGCAATGGCAAAAATCCATCAAATAATGGGCCATGTCCTCCGGACTCATAGTGTCGGTTTCAGGGTTAGATTTCGCTTGATCATTCATCGTCGCCCCTCCAATACTCCACAAAATAGGTCAAAGTAGATTTGCCGCTGCGCTTTTCCTTTCCCACGCGGACGGTGTAGCCGTTCATCGACAGGACGACGACCAGCGCTTTCCGGTCCTCCACCTTGTCGCAGTCAATCTTGTAATGCTGTGACATGTATTCATCCTCCGTGCCGCTACTTGTATAATCAGCAGCGGTTTATGTAACTGTGTTTGTATTTCAGACCTTGAGATCGCTTTGCGGGCGTTCCAGCCAGTCGCGGACGGTATCTTCGGACGGCGCGCCGTCGTCGCACAAGGCCAGAACCGCCGGAACCAGCTTCCGGGCCATTTCTTCGTCATCCATGTCACGGATAGTGTCTCCGATCGTGGTCTGATCGCTCGTTCTGATTTCCAGCGCCAGCTTCACGACGGAGCCGTCCTGACGGGTCCACGAGCAAATAAGGCTCTGGCCGCCGATCTTTTCCAATGTGGTCAACATCGTATCGCGACAGGCGGCGATAATCGTTTCAGCTCTTTCCATTACCTGTACTCCTTTCCGGTGGCCTTGTCCCTCAGCGGGATGCGGCCTATGATCTCGAACCCTGCGATACCGGCCATCTGGCGCAGCAGGGGAACGATGTCTCCGATTCTGTCAAGCCGGGCGGCTTCCTTCTGGTACTCGTCCCGGCAGATGTTGCGCATGGCTGCGGTCGGTGTCGGGTCTGCATAGTGCTCGGCATTCCGGCCCATATTTTCCTTGCTCATGTTCTCACCCTCTCTCTTCCCACAAATACGCCCGAGAACAGGCGTTCTCCGATGGTATAGTGATAATACCGGTGTCCTGCCGGAACGCCGTCTGCAGGGCCATCTGCCGGTCTGAGCACCATCGGATGACTAGCGACCTGAACGACATACTCACCGCCCTGCACAAGCCGCTGCATCCAGCTTTCTGCAGGTGTAGCATCAACCCGGCTTCCATCCATACAGCAGACTGCTACGGCAGGCGGAACAGGGGACAGCATTGTGAAAAGCGAAAGCTGTTCGACTTCAATCACGGCGCACCTCCTACTTTGTAGATCAGAGCCACAGCAAGCATCCAAATCATAAAAGCGGTAGTTGCTGCAAGAGCTATGGGGTGATCGCGCAGCAGCCAGACAAGCGCATAGCAGACTGCCATGATAGCTGCAACAACAGCAACCATAAACGTTGCGGCGAACATCGCAAATCCTAATGTCATGAGCGTTTTTCCTCCGGCAGTTCAGGCATCGGCATCCAAAGAGGAAAAGTATCCGGTGCACCTGCCACGATGTCCCACGTTGCTGATTGAGCAAAAGTCGCATCCATGTACTTCACGAGAACTTTTCCGTGCGCAGAATCTTTTTCAGTCGGCGGCTCTTCTGCGGTCTTGCGCCAACGCTGGACATCAGGGACGGCTGCCGTCGGAGTGCTTTCAACAATGCAAACAAGCTGTTCCAACTCGTTCTCCATGTATGGGTTATACCAGCCGCCCAGGATTTCCGGGGCCATGTCGCGGATTCTCTGGATCACGTCCTCCGCGTAGACCATACGTTTTTCGCTCATTTTGTAATCTCCTCCGGCGGCAGCGGCATCCAGCCCACCACGGGGCGGTCTATCTTGTTGTTGTAAACGTCGTCCGGGTTGAAGTGGCGGTATTCCCACCAGCCTTTCGGGATTTTGTAGTCGTCCCGCTCCTCGTCGTATGTCCCCCAATCGGGAAGGTCTTCCCAATACCATGCGCTATCTTGTAAAAAAACGCTCCCGTCTTCATAGTGCGCTGTCGTAATACTGTATCCGTCAATATCGTTGCGGTACAAAATCAGCACTTCGGTTTCGACCTTGGGCGGGTCCGTTTCAGGGTTGCGCCATGTCGGCTGCAGTGTTTCCGGGTCAATGGTTGGTGCGCTACTCACCATGTCCGCACAGCTTTCGGCGGTGCTTTCACACTCGTTTGTGGTTTCACAACCAACGTACCGAGCATATTCCAGCATTTCCTTTTCGAGAGAAATTGCGTCAATCAGCCTAACTTCATCCATCGTCCCATCCCCCTCACTTCACAGACGGGTTTACACGTTCCACCAGCTCACAGCCGGGCACTGTCGTGCCGGTCTTGAGCAGGGCCGCAATGGCCGTCTTGTTGGGTGTGCGGGTGGTCTTCTCGGTCATGTACTCGGCAGGAACTGCAGCCTCATCCAGCACGCAGACGACCTTGCTGCGGCGAAAGCTCACCGCGCACCGGTCACTGCTGAAGTTCTGCCCACCCAAAGCATCGGTCAGATAGTGCTTGAGACTGTCGATCTTGCGCTTTGCGGCTGCCTTGCGGTCAGCAAAAGCCTTTTCCTGCGCTTCAAAGGCCGCAACATCGGCTTCGAGATTCTTTACCCAGCAGGCGATGTTGTCCACCTTCTCGGCCTTTGCCATGTTCAGCTCTTCCAGCCGGTCGATGTCCATAACCTCGCCGGTCTCCTGATCGATGCAGTCCAAAATCTGCGAGTTGATCTCATACAGGTTCAT